GCTACATGAGTATATCTATCAAGATTGGCGATAGGATCAAACACGTTAGTCAAGCCATACATGAATGATGACGCTGGGAACATTGAAGTTTGATCTGCAATTTGGAATACTTTAATCATGATATAATCTCCTATTATTTCCGGGCCAAAACAGCTGAAGCATCGAATACGCTGAAGAAGATTGGCTTTGCAGTCTGCTTGCCATTCTCGTCTTCAACCTTCTCAGTCTTGCTGAAACGAACAAGAGTTGCACACTTAGTCAAGCCTTTCAGCTTCTTGCCTGGGATACCCAGATCACGAACAGCTTGCTTGAAAGTTACAACAGAATTAACACCAGCTTCAGACAGGATTGCTGCATTCTTACCAGTGTACTCACGCTTAGTTACATAATTAATCATAATGTCTCTCCTCATTTGATGTAGCCATTATATGATATAAATGAGGAGAAGGCAACAGGAAAAATGAAAAAAACCAACTTTTTTTTCATTTTTTTTCCTATCAAGATCAGTTAGTTATCAACATATTCAACAATTTGTGGAAAAATCTTTGTAATTGCTTCTGCACAGGCCTTAGCAATCTCGATGTGTTCCTTCTGTGTTCCATTAGCTGCACGGAGCTCAATGTAGTGGATCCACGACCGAATAGTGCCATTCATGTATAGACGTGATACAGTTAGACCTTCAGGGAGAAGTGCGCGTGCCTGTTCCTTTGCAATACCGAGTTTGATTGCTCGTTTGTACTCACGTTCAGCCATCCACATCACACGACTCTGGATTCGATACCATTCGCGCTCAAGTTCTATATCATCAACTTCGATTGAGTTCTGTCGGTTCTTCTCATCCTGAAGGCGAGCCTCACGACGAACGAACATCTCATCGAACCCTTCACTTGGGTTAGCATAGCGCTGACTAAACTCCTGGAAAGAGAACGAACGATGACGTAGGATCTGCCGAGCGATATCTCGGGTCGTCTCGATCTCTATACATGCACTGACCATCTCGAATGGAGACCAGTGTTTATGCTTTGCCAGATAATTCAACAGCTTCTCTGCTGTCTCTTTGTTCATCTGATTAGATGGGTTGGATACACGAGCACAGTATGCAACCATGTCCTGGACATCATCAAGCCCTTCGATTTCTCCAGCGGGTTGACTGTAGCTTACTAATTTGACATTCATATGTTAAACTCCGAAAAATCTGCTTTCTCTCTAGTGCCAAATGTATTGATTGGCTTGTCTTCTTTAGGTAATGCACCATCACCCGCTACTTGTTGAGCGTTCTGCTCCACATCAAACAACTTCATCCTTGGTCGATCTACACCAATGACAAATCGCTTGTTAGTGCTTGGATCGTTGTATCTATTCTTCAGCTGCTTGACCATAATCTGATTAAGCTGCTCGAGCTCTTCTGTACTGATCAACGCAAACATTAAGTCAGCAGTAGCAGGAAGACCAAACGATTCTGATGTATCCTCAAGGCCAACATCTGTGTTAGAGAAACCAGCACGAGTAGTCTGAGTTGCAGTAAAGATCGGAACATCAAACTCCATAGCAAGACCACGGATCTCTTCTGCAATCGCCTTGACGAGTGAGTAAGAATTGATCGATCCACCAAGACCCTTCATACGAGATGAAGAACAGATATTTAGATAATCGATATAGATCACATCTGGTTTGAATCTACGCTTAGTATCAAGATCGTTGAGCAATGCTCGGAAGTGACCAACATGAGCAGATCCAGTAGGATACTCTTTGATGATTAGCTTACCAGCAGTCTTACGAGCAACCTTCTCAACCTTCTGATCGAATAGCTGCTTGGGGAGAGACTCAAGCTGATCAATCGGTAGATTCATAGTGTTAGCGTCGATACGTTCTGCGATACGCTCCTCGGCCATCTCCATGGTTATGTAAAGAACATTCTTACCTTCTAGGAGGTTTGATGCTGCACAGTGACACATGAATAATGACTTACCCACACCCGTTCCTGCGAGAATGACGTTGAGGGTCTTGTTAGGAACACCACCCTTAGTGATCTTGTTGAAGTAGTCAAGATCGAATGGCAGACGCGATTCATCTTTGTTGTAGAACTCATAGCGCTCCTCTGCATTATCAATATAATCGTGACCAACACTATTATCAAATGTCACACCCAGAGCATCACGTAGTAGATCTGGAAGAGCATTGGGTGTCAGTTCTTTGTGCTTACCATCAATGATCTGAATAGACTCCATGATAGCAAGATACACTGCACGATCCTGACACCACTTCTCTGCACTCTGAATCAACCAGTCCTGATTAACATCAGTGTTAGGCTTTAGATCCTCGACAACAGTATACACCTCATTAGAGAGCTCACTATGAAGGTTCTCATTCTTATCGAGTTCAATGACAAGAGCTTCTTTGTTAGGCATCTTATTATAGTTGCTTACAAAGCGAGCCATCTCCTTGAACACGAATGCATGAGCACGATCAAAGTACTCAGGCTTGAGGAATGGAATGACCTTACGCATGAACTCATCATTGTTCATTACCTCACGTAGGATTGTTGTCTCGAGGTTTGCCATCTTCATCACCTATCTTATATTTGCCTGATTGAAAACTGTCCTCGATAATATGTTGAAGGACAGCACCGATGTATTCGTTGAAGTCCTCACTGTTTGAGAGCTCATCAAGATCAAGAGGAGACTCTATCAATCCATAATTGAATCGTAGAGTTCCAATAGTATCATCATCTTCGTTCCATCCTTCAGCTGGTGGGATAATTTGGACACGATCATAACAATAATACGTGCCCTCATACTTACCAGTCGTTAGATGGACGACCCAATGCTCTTGATCAACACGCTCTGCGAACGAGTAGTCATCATGAGTAACATTATACACTTATTCCACCTCAAAGTCAAGCGCTGATGTATCCAACATCGATTTATGTCCAATCGTGTAGCTGTTCTTCACGAATTCCTTGAAGTCGGTTTCGTTGAAGATGGGATCCCAAAATTCCTTTGTTGTGGTATCCTTTGATCTGACCTTTGGGTCCATAAGCTCACCAGTGTCACGATCAACACGACAGTACCAACCATTAGAAGGCTTAGCAACATAATTACCAGCCAGAGCAACATCCAGAAGACCACTCCAACGCTCAATACCACCCTCCCAGCTAACGCTGACAGGAATCTTAGACTTCTCTTTAACAAACCGAGACTTCTCCACATTAATGATGAAGTTGTATCCTGTCACCTCAGTGCCAGTCTTCTCTTGCTGACGACCAATGATCCAGATGTTATCCGCAGAATAGTAGATACCTGTACCACCAGATACCACATCCTTTGGAAACAATCCGATCTCTTTATACGTATGGTTGATGGCAAGAAGAGGGATGTTCTTCATAGTCAGGTATGGAGTAGCCATACGGAACAGACCCTTGAGTGCTTTTGCACGAGACATATCTGCAACAGACTTCTCATTCAGAGCATCCTCAAGCTCCTTCTTAGATGCTAGGTTACCAACAGAATCGATAACAACAATCACCTTCTCACCACGCTCGATAGCTTCGAGCTGACCAATCATATCAAACTTCAATTGCTCAACATCAGCAATAGGAGTATGGAGGACACGAGATGTGTCAATACCAAACGACTCGAAGTATGATTGAGGTGAACCAAACTCACTATCATAGAACAGCATTACAGCATCATCATGCTTCCTAAGATATGCTGCAGCCATCAAGAGAGCGAATGACGTTTTGAAGTGTTTAGATGGACCAGCCAGGACCGTCAACCCAGCAGATAGTCCACCCTCTGTTGAACCAGAGAGTGCGACGTTGATCATAGGAACATCAGTCGCCGTCTGATCCTTCTCGTTGAAGAATGCAGATGATGCTAGGATTTCAGTATCCTTGATCTTACTGTTCTTCTTTAGTTTATCCATAACGGACATTATAATTCCTCCATTAGAGTCATTGTATCAGTGAGGACTAATTGTACACCAACTTCGTCCAACATTGCAACAGTTTTTTTGTATGATTCGAACCACCTACTTGGGATACCATCTTCTAAGTTAGCAGCACCTACTACTTTCTTAATTCCAGCTGATGCTATTCCCTTTGCACATTCATTACAAACAGGCAATCCATAAACATACAGCGTTGATCCAGTGAGATTGACTCCATGATTGGTAGCATTGTAAATGCAGTTCATCTCAGCATGGACGATGTATTGGTTCTTAATTTCCTTTGTTCTCCACCGATAGTCGATATCCTCAACACCAGTAGGGAACCCATTATATCCTGTTGCTATGATCCTCTTTTCTTTCACAGCAACAGCCCCAACCTTATGGCTGGGATCCTTGCTCCAATGAGCAACTTCATAGGCGATCCGTAAGAATCGCTTATCCCATTTGTTTAGTTTCTTGCTCATGATGCATTCCTATAAGCAAACTCCAGAGCATTCTCCGCCTCAACAGTAAGAGGTCTGTTCTCATACCAATTACCAGTGTCCCTATCTATCTCACGACAGAGATCTGCTATCTGGCCAGACGTGATTGGATACTGTTGTCTAATAGCACGAACAGCAATAGAGACCATCATCTGATACATCTTATGATACCAACCAGTCTCATTGATAGACATGTACTCAGCAATCACCTTCTTACTAACAAATGGACAGTCCCTGTATGAGGTCCAGGTAACATTTGTATTCATCATCTTATTCTTGCGATGAGACATCACCTGCTTCTGTAGCTCGGTAGGGAGCCTATCAAAGAACGACTTAGCCTTACTGACATCCGTATACGGATGTTTAGCCATTAGCTCTGATGGATCAAGATGCTGGCCCGCATTAGTAAAAATAAAGCTGTGAGCACCTGGATACTGAGCAGGCACGAAATACATACGAGCGAGATCTTTAGTCTGCGCGTCTCCGATATTACCAAGCTCAGTATTGAGAGAGAACCAGAAGTGACGGATTCGACTTTGTTCAATTCTTTCCGTAAGAGGAAAAACAAGACGAAACTTGGGATGATCGACAGTACTAGAAGCGGTACTGTAACATACATAATGATATTTTCCATATCGATCCTTTAGTTCTTCTTCGAGGTTGCCCTCGAACTGATGATCGTCTACATCCAAAGCAGCCCAACCGCCCCACTCGACGACATTGTCGTTTGCTCGAGTAGTATCGGGTTTGAATACAGCGGGAGAGATGAGAGGAGAGGAACGCTTCTTCTCACCCTTCTTGGCTTTATAGCCAGGCTGTTGAGCCAGATTGTATAACAACACTTCGAACTCGTCCCATGTCTTGAAGTTTTGACGACGATGGGTCTTGTTGTCATACACAGCTTTGAATATCGTTAAAGAGTACACCTATACAATCTCGCGGTAGATCTCATTCCAGTTTGCCAATCGTTTAGCTTGACCATTATACCCTACATTATGCGTATGGGCAACTAAAATCGAATCTAATCCTACGTTGATGCCTGCATCAGCATTCTCTGGCTTGTCTTCAATCCAGTAGCATCCTGTATCAGCGTACTCTGCCAATGCTTCGTCCTTATCTGCACCAGTATCAAGATATGTATACTTCTCAAATACAGTTGGACCAAACAATTCAATTAGGTTCTTTGTACGTAAGTACTGACTGTATGGATCATCACTCAGACTTGTAATTGCATGGAACACATATCCATGACGCTCATGTAGGAGCTTAACATAATGGATAGCATCACGCAAGGGAGGCAATCGACGAATCCAAGCACTCTCATTGAACATCCGAATCAAACGCTTACTATCAGTCTTCTTCAGATCATACTTTGTGCTCATGTCGTACTGATCATTCTCCATGATCTTATATCCATGACGATCCATCCAACGAGTGAATGCATACTCCCAATCCAGAAGTACACCATCACAATCAACCATAATCACTTTTTCTTTCATATCAATCATTTTCTCTCCTCTATTAGAATTCCTCCATTATACCCAATACTTCAGCAAAGATCAACAGCAAACCTGCATAATAAAATGATCCATATACTAAAGTTAGGCCTGCTGCAATCCGAACGCCACTCTTAACCATACTGATGTAAAAGTGCTTCTTTCCTGGATCCTTGTTAACCATCTACTTCCTCCACGGTTACTCGATACGTCTTACCATTGAAATCAACAACATCAATGGTCTTCTTGGTTGTCATAAAGTAACCATGTTCTGGATGAAGATCCAGTTTTGTGTTACCAATCTTACTGAAGAAGTCGCTATCTTCAGTGTTAAAAGCTCGGCTGATCATATCAGCAATTCTATCACAGTATGCTAGCATATTAGTCCTCCTCCATCATATCACTTACTTCCAACTGGACTTTCAACAACTCTGCCATAGCTTGATTGACAGAAACTCCAGTAGCTATAGAAAGACTGTCCAACTGAACCATCAACTGTTGAACAGTTGCAACGGAATCTCTCACTTGTTCATAACTTAAATTCATATAATCTCTCCTCATTTAGTATACCCAGCATACTACCTAAAAACGAAAAGGTCAACAGCTTATACACAAATTCCTGGTGTAATTGGTTCTGCGCTAATGATCTTAGCAGTTGCAAGAATCTCACCCTTGACATTATCACACTTGCGTGCGATCCCAATTCCCTTTTCCATAGCATGGCGCTTGCTGGTTCCGAAAAGGATGAAAGACTCACAATACATTTGATCCCGGCCTTCAACTCTAACTTCATACTTTGTCATAACTCTCTCCTCATTTGATGTAGCCATTATCTAATAGGTTTGCACAAAAGGGAACAGGGGAGATAAAAAAAGTTATGGGTAATTAGTCGCACTCCTGGGATTCTTCCCATTGATTGTTTTCCCAATTACTGATTACGTTCGAGTAACCCCATTGCATAGGCGAGAATTCATTAAGATCTTCATCGCGGAACTTAATTACCTCACCGATTTGCTCTTCTGTCAAATCATCAGTATTATCAACGCCAAAGTGTTCTTGGATATGCTCCTCGACCCACTCGGTAATAGTACGTTCTATGTTTTCTTCAAACTTGTGGAGTCGCTTCCACGTATATCTTTCTTCACTCATTTTCATCTTCACCTTTGATCATAAACCAAATTAAACCTAAACAGATTAGGAGTATCCATCCAGACATTATCATACAAAAAAGTCCTCCAATGTTGCCTTCTCTTCTACAGACCAGCCAATCGCATCAAGGATGATGTCGAGAGACTTCTTGAACACCTTATCGAACTGCTCATCATAGTCAATGTAGTTGTGTAATCCAAGCTCACGTGGTAACCGATCAGGGAACGATATGATGTTCTCCTTGATAGGGTTAGGTAGCTTCAGAGCAAGGAACTTGATCTTATCACCATCATTGATCTGCTGATACTTCTTACCAAGACCAGCATTCTCAACATAATGATTATAGAGGAGTGCTCCACGGACGTGCATAGGACAACCCTTACCGTAGATCGTCTTACGATCAGCATTCTTGGTAATGTCCGATACACCTCGTGGAGCTGCAATGTTCTCAGGATCCATCTGATCAAACTCACGACGGAACGTGTTAACAAAGTTACGCATGTCTTGCTCACTACCAGTAATCAACAGTCGGAATAGCTCTTTGAACTTATCACGACAGACCTCTGGTGTAGAAGACTTGATTGCTTCAATACCCATCACCTTGAGTTTAGGTGTAGCATACTGAACACCCTCACTGTTATGCACATTGAGAATGTAACGCTTCTTAGCAGTCCAGATCCCTCTGTCTGCAATCACTTCTCGAGCCATAACCATCTTGTTCTCGTAAGCATTCATACGATCAGCTAGCTCTTGGTATCCTTTCATGATCACAGGCTCAAACTTATCAGCACATACAGCATCAAGGAACTTGACAGGATCCTTAGGTTGGTATTGCTTGATCAGAGCTTCAGCCTTAATGTACAAGGAGTCAGTATCAATGGCAACAATGTAGTCAGTGTTTGTAGTTCCTACAATCTTGTTCATGTAGCCATTGACGACCTGCTCAGCCCAACGGATAGATAGACGACCCGAAGCTGTAATCGAATCAGCGATACGAATATCAAAGTAGCGGAAGTGTACGTTACCCATTGCACCATAGAGAGAGTTCATCAGGATCTTAATCGCCATCTGCTGGTTCTCACAGGTAGCAATCTCTTTCTCTACGAGATAGTGATCATGTGATGAGTAGGCAACTTCTTCTGTCGAAGGCATGTCCTCAGGATCAACAACACCTGAGTTACCTCGCTCACCAAAGCCAATTGCATCAGCATTACCTTTGG